GCGGAGTGTACATATTCAATACGCCCCGCATCTGTATCACTATTATCTCCAAAATCTATTCGTGTAACACCATCGCTTTGTATTCTAACGATAGCGGCAGTTGAGCCACCAGAAATATGTAATTTTGTTTGAGGACTAGTAGTACCAATACCTACGTTTCCTGATGAGTCAATACGCATACGTTCTGTGCCGTCAGGCGAAACAAAGAAATTATTAGCTAAAAATCCAAACTCATTTGTTGAAGAGCCTGTGTTTACCATTTCTATCTTAGTATTAGAGCCTGTGCTTTGTAGGCGTACTGTGTCGTTACCACTTGTTACGTGTAACGCTCTAGCAGGAAGATTAGTACCTATACCTAATCTTTCAGCAGAAGCATCCCATCTAAATTTAGCTGTAGTATCGTTTGTCTCGTTGTAGAAACTTACATCACCAGTAGGTCCAACTACTACTTTGTTTAAGCCATTTACATCTTCAAAATGCAAACCATGATTAATATCATTACCAAGATTCGCCTTGATGTTCATGCCATTAGTTCCATCAGGTGAACGAAACTCAATAACAGGTACATTTTTTTTGAACACAGGGTTAGCAGTAGAAGTTATAATACCGTTTACATGGAGTGTGCTTGCAGGAGAAGTAGTATTTATACCTATCTTGCCATCATTTTTAATTGTCATCCTCGTAGTGCCTTGTGAGGATGTTGAGCTAGCTCCGCCAGTTACAAACTGTATATGGTTGTTTCCGTTAGTGTCTCTTGCTTCCAATACTAAAGCATTAGATAAAGTCGCTACAGCAGCCGTTGCTGAGTTTCCTTCCATATAAATTTCGCCATTTACAGCAGCTGAATCTTGGCGTAATTGTATTTTAGGATTATCTGCTTCATTGTTGTTATTAGTATCGGCTTCAAGAATTAACGTAGCATCTCCTGAAGTGCCTGAGCTAATGTGTAAGTTACCTGCAGGACTGCTAGTACCTATACCTACGTTTCCTGATGAGTCAATACGCATACGTTCAGTAGCAACCGTATCAAAAGACATATAATTATTATCGTGATGATATTCAATAGTACCTATAGCTGACGCTGAATTATCAGCAAAGAATATTTTAGACTCACCAGAATCAACAGAATCAAGGCGTAAAACAGAATTACCTACTGTGCTGTGTATTCTTGCTTGGGCTGTGCTTGCCTCAATGTCTAACTCATAAGCAGGACTAGTAGTACCTATACCTACTTTGCCCTCAGACACATCAACGAACAGTGTGTTAGTATTGACAGCTACGTCAGCACTAAAGTTTACCACACCAGTAAATGTGTCACCCGCTGTGTCAGCCTTAGTTGCTATTGCTGTTTGTATGTTTGTAAATTCAGTTGTAAACTCAGAGCCTTTAATTACCTTACCCGCGTTGCCTGAAGGAAGACTATCTTTTGCTCCAAAGTTAGTTGTTATAGTATAATCACTCATTAAATTAATCTCCCTAGAAGAGCGTGTACGTCTATTTGTTGTATTGAATAAGGTGCGCCATCAATGGTTGACTCAATGCCTATAGTTACTACATTACCACTACCGCTTGTATTAACCGAAGGACGCTGTATGTCTGTACCTACTGTAAATTTACCTATGTTAAACTCATCTACGTTAAACTCAGATATAGGTGTATTAGATAAAGCCGTGCTAAAAGGTTTCTTAATAAACCCACCATCGTAGTCATAACCCCAAGCTAATGTAGTGTTGGAAGCTACGTTACCAATAACTGTAATGTTAAACTTTTTAAGAAACTTAAGGTTAGTGGAGTTACCAAAGTTTAGTGGATTACTGTAGTAAGACATCAAATAAGAACTACCATTATCCTGATAGCCTTCATACTTAAATATACCGTCTTCTCTACCAATGTAAATACTACCGTCCTGTAGTAAAGCCAAACTACGTGGATTAACACTAGACCATGTAGTCACTCTGTTAGCACCATCAGGTAAAGCAGTACGCATATCAAAGCAGTATATAGTTTGACTGTCTTGTAAAGACAATAAGTAAAATGCTTCATCGGCACTATACAAAGACTTAATAGGATTTAGTTGCGCTCTAACTAAAATAGTCAACTCATTACGGACATTGTTACTAATGTCACGCATAGGCATTGACTTTTCTTGTACAGTACGACCAAAGCTACGTACACCGTCTTCAGACAAGAATATAATGTCAGTACCTGTGTGTTGTACGGAATCTCTAGCAATGCAACCTACACCTTCTACAGTGTCGTGTAGTTTAAAATCAGTAGTTGTAGTAGTGTCAGCACCAGAGTAAACAATAATTGAACGCTTACAGAATATAATTAAGAAGTTATTAAATACAGACAAAGCAACAACTTCATCACTGCTGTTAGGAAATACATTAGTAAGGTCTAGTGAACCTGATGCACCGCCATGCCAGTTAGTACCAATAAGGGTGTCAGACCAATATACAGTGTGTTTATTGCCTGATACATCAGCCGCCCACAGTTTACCAAACCCACCTATAACTTCATTAGCTTCAGGAGCATAGTGTGAGCCATCTACTACTTCTACAAGAGTAAGGCTACCTGCTGTACTTTTTAATGCTTTATGACCACGTTGAAAGAAATAAACGTCATTATTAAAAGTAACTATCTTCCAGTTATTAGCTGATATAGTATAGCCCACAGGAAGCGTTACAGGCGTTATTGTTGTAGTACCTGAGAATATTTTATTGTTACCCGCAGAGAATACTATTTTAGTACCGTCTCGTTTAACGTACTCATGTACAGCCTCTATGCCTCTACTAGAACCTAACTGTGTAGCCGTACTAGAATCAGTAGATACTTCCGTATAACCCTTACGTGCGCCTATACGCCCATATTCATCAATGATACAGTTACTAGCGGTAGCCGCAAAGGACTGGTCAAGAGATATAGGTGAATCCTGACTGTTAATCCCCGCAAATCCTGGGGCTTGTACTGTAATGTTCTGTAATTGTTGTGCCATTAGCAAGGTGTCCATACAGTTTCAGAAGGGAATCTAGCGGCATCAAACGCTACTGCATCTGCTAACGTAGTGTCCGCTAGGGCAAATAATTCCTGTGCTGAAGTACCGCCTGTTTCTCCACGCTCACGTGAAGCTAAGGCTACTGCGTACTGTACAACTGGTGATGAAGGTACAACTAGTTTATCTGCGTCAAGAGTAAATGCGTCTGCTCTGTCTACAATGTTAAATCGTAATGTATACGCTTTGTCAGGCTTAGGGTATAAGTCAACCAAAGCATTACCGTTAGCGTCTACACCATTCCAAGAGTAATACTCTGGAGAACCTTTAACAGGCTCTTGTACTAGGTATGCGTTGTTCATCCAAGAAGAACTAGCAGGACGCATAAATAAGTTTGACGTATCGTTAATAACGTCTAGTATTTTAAAGGAGTTGTTAGTACCTGTCATACTGTAACTAAATACATCATCAGTAGTAGTTACTGTAATAGTACTTCTAAGTGCTGACCAATCCCATGCATCCTCAACAATACGTCTACCATCATTGACAAACTCTCCTATAAGTTTTACATAGGAGTCTGTAGCATTTTCCACAGAAGATGTTTCTTCCTCTCGCATTCTACGCAGTACACTGTTTACTAATTGTAAGTAAGTCATTATCCATACCTTCTTAAGTTCATAAAGGGACTAAGCATTTCCTGTGTAGACTTAATCTCTGTGTCAAATTTAAATAGTTCTTTGTCGAATAAACCTTCGACTTGTGTTGGTTGTTGTGGTGTTGGCATTAGTCCTGCTAGTAGCTTAGGGTCAAACGATGGTAAATCTACTTCAGGCATATCAATGTCAATATCAAGGTCAATATCAGGTGCAGTAAACTCTGGTAAATCAACATTTAACTCTGGTAAATCTATATCTATTTCAGGGAACTCAAGTTCTGGTCCTTCTGGCAACTCTATATCTTTTAATGCTTGTAACGCAGGGTCTACATATTCTTCACCTAAATAATCAAGAGCGTCATCAACGGTATCTACTACGAACTCACCTGCGTCTTTACCTTTGTCAATAAGGTCTTGACCTAAGTCTTTAGCTTTTGCTAATGCAGGGTCTACAGCTTCCTCACCAAACTTATCAACGACATTATCAACAGTATCTACAATGCCTTCACCTATGTCTTTACCTTTGTCAATAATGTCTTGACCTATTTCTTTGCCTTGTTGTAAAGCAGGGTCTACGTACTCTTCGCCTAAATAATCAAGAGCCTCGTCAGCTTTATCAACAACAGCTTCAGCTACTTTCTTGCCTTCTTGCAACGCAGGGTCTACAACTTCTTTACCAAAAGTGTCAATCAAATCATCAGTAGTGTCTACTACGGCTTCACCTATGTCTTTACCTAAATCAATAACGCCTTGACCTGCTTCTCCAACTATATTTACTCCTGATTCTATCGCACCTCCTAGTGCCTTACCGCCCGCTTCTATTGCGCCTACTAATGCGGTATCTCCTATGTAATCAAAAGTGTCATCAAGTAAATCTACTGTATCCCCTAATACACCCCCTGCTAAATCTCCTGCTAGTTCACCTGCTGAAACTAAAGTATCTCCTGCGTAACCTGCCACACCTTTAACAATATCACCACCAAACTCATCAACAAATTCGTCTGTACCGCTTCCTCCTGTTAATATAGTTTGTTCAATTTTGTTGAAACCCTCTGTCCAAGCATCGGAGTCTGCACCAAAAGTATCTGCATCAATACCAACAGCGTTTAAACCTTTTTCAATAAAATTTGTATCATAGCCTGTGTATTCAAATAAAGCAGTAACAGGGTCTTCATCTGCTAAGGCGTTTACTATACCAGTTGTTTGGTCATAGGTTAAATTGCCTAAACCAAAACCACTTGTAGTGTCGGTAGGTGCTTGTATAGCACCTGTTGTTTCTAAACCTGATAAAATTAAATTAGCATAGTCACTACCGTGTAGTGTTTCTCCATTAGCTACTTTATATAATGAATACCATGATTCAGATTGTCCTCCAGTTACTGCGGCTAAAAGAGAACGACCCACTAAAGTAGCAAAAGGTCTTATATCTCTCACCCACACAGAGTCATCGTCTAGCGGGTCTATGCCTATATTTGTTGCACCTATAGCATAATTAAAGTTTTCTTCGTTTGTTAAAGACTCAGGTTCAAAAACTGTTAAACGTGTGTCTATAAAATTACCGTCAGCGTTTTTAGATAAACTTTTAAAATCTACTACATCTGTAGGAAATAAAGTTACTTGACCACTAACGCCTTTGTCTAATACATTAGGGTTAGTAGGTATAGAAAATAAATCACCGTCATCAAAAAAATATATATTCTCTGGATTGTCTAGCTGTAATTGACTTGCTGAAACATTTTTGTATTCTTCCCCGTCAATTTCTCCTTCTTGATATAATTTATAATAAAAAGCTATTTTATCTTGAGTAGTGGAAGCATTAAATCCGTCTGAAAATAAATCTTTATGCGGGCTTTTGTAAGCATCATATAAACCAGAAACATTTTGCTCTCTTAAAGAAATAACATTTTCTGCGTCACTAGATTCTTGCGTTCTTTCATAATCAGTTAATTCCGCAGTTCTTATGTTTTCAGCTCGAATGTCTTGTTCAAATTCTTTTACTGCTTGTTCTTCTTTTTGTTGTTGTGCATAATAACCACCCGCGCCTACAGGTTGAGGTTCTGTAACAAATTGACTAGAAGACCTGCCACTAATAGGATAAGCTGGGTTTTCAATTATAGTTATAGGGGAAGTACCGTCTCCGCGATAAGTATTAGTGTCATCAAGAGAAGAAATATTTTCTTTTAAATTTGATAACTCTACAAACTCTTTATCTTCAGCAACTTGTTCCTCTATTACTTTATCTAAAGAAACATATTTTTCTTTATTTTTCTGTGCATTCCATTTTGCCAAGTCTTCGTGATAACGCATATCGCGTCTACCCATAGGATAGTCTTGATAGCGTGGACGTTGTAAAAGAGTAATTTCTGACATTAGTTATCCCTCTGTACTTTCTTAGTCTTTTCAACAGTTCTCATAGCACCTAAACCAAGCATACCCATCAGTACTGGCATCATAGTAGCCATATCTAAAACAGGGATTTCAATGGTAGAATTGGCAAGAGCAAGCGCAAAATTTGCCATCGGGATAAGAATGTACTGACTCGCAAGTCCAATGCAACAAGTCCAACCAACAGCAGGTCTCCAACCCGACACAAAGAGGCTCTTATGTGACGCTTCTGTCTTATTAACTTCAAGTTGCGCTTTCGCAAGTTCCTGCGCGTGTTTTTCAGCCATTGTCGAAAGTTCAAAGGCGATAGCATTCTTCTTGTCTTTATCCTCTATAAATTTGTCAAGTAACCCTGTAACAGGTCCGATTAATTGCTCTAACATAAATGCCTCACTTAAGGGGATTTGAGAGGTAGTCCATACCCTGCCACAAATCCTCTACCTCTTTGGTCAATGTCTTTAACTTCTTACCTACGT